TTATGCAGCAGAGCGGACAGTTAAAGGACAAACACAAACAGACCTTTTTTGAATATCAACAAGAGAATTATGAATTAAAAAGTGACGGGTGGTATCATAAAATTACAAACGAAAGATATTATTATTGGGCTGCACTTGATAAATATAGACTGGAGCAATAAAGACAAACCTTTAATTGTGCATAACTGTAAACGGGTAAAATTAATTTAAACAAATACAATGGGAAACGAGAACAAAACAATTTACGATTTAAAATTGCACGAAGAATTACAAGTAGATGCAGCACTAACAATACAAAGAGTTGCCAGTGGATGGAACTATATATATTTCATAAACGACTGGAGTAAACAATATGGAGATGAATGGAGAATTAAAGCTGTTGTTTTTGTGCCTTATGACAACGAATCTCAAACAACGCGATGGAGTTAGTTTAAATTTAATAACAAATAACTTTAGAATATGAACTTTAGAATAAAAAAACACACAGGTGGTTTTGTAGTTGAAATACAAAAGCCCAAACGATTTCTATTTATTACCAAAACATATTGGACACATTTTATTTCTGTTGCTGGTATAGATAATTTACCTTGGTATTATAGCACTAAGAATTTTGCGATGGAAGGACTTTTATTTAAAATAAAATGTGAAACTATCGAAAATAGCAACTAAGTTTTTTAAAAGCGTTGGCGAATGCCGTAAGGCAAACATAATATAATTAAAACCTGAAAGTATGAAAATAGAAATGAAAGTAATAAATTTAACTAGGTCAAAAATAAACCAGATGGACTACATTAGTATTCCAAAAAACACTAATATTAAAGTATTAGGTTGGGTAAATTTAGACAAAAAAAGATGGGTAATTGTAAAAAGTTCAGGATGTTATTACAGAGCATCATTTTTAAAAAGTGTTACAAAAGAAGAAAAAGGAGTGCAATTCAGGTTGTTGTCTGGAGGATGGGAATTTCCTTATTTAACAAATGTTAAATCAGAATCTTATAATGGAGGTAATACTTCTTATATAGTTGATAGAAACGATGCGAAAAATATAGAACTGTTTAACAATTTGGTTTCACTTAAAAGAAAGTCTGAAATTGCTGGTCAAATATATTATTAGATTAAATATTAACAATTTAAGCGGTGTAGATGGCTTCCGTTGAAAAAAAATAAAAAAGCGTAGGCAAACTACGTAGTAGAATAGAATTAATCTTAAAAACTATATTATGAATCAAGTGCAACAATTTTTAGATTACATATTACAAAGTGTTAAAATATTTGTAATTGTACAGCCGTGGGAAACAGGGATTAGAGTTAGGAATGGTACTAAAATTAAAAAATTAAACAAAGGTATTTATTTTAAATTTCCATATTTTGATAGCGTTTTTATACAAGAATCAAGATTAAGAATTGTATCCTTACCTGTGCAAACTCTAACAACCACAGACTTAAAAACAATAACGCTAAATGGAGCTATCGGTTACGCTATAAATGATGTTGAAAAATTATATAGTAGTCTTTATCACCCTGAAATTACAATACAAAATTTAGCAATGTCTGAATTAACTGATTTTATTTATAAAAATAATATTCAAGAGATAAATCCTAAATTAATTCAAAAATCAATTTTAGAGAATCTAAAAAAATTAGATTACGGTATTACGTTTGAATATTTCAAGATAACTAATTTTGCAGTTGTTAAAACATTTAGACTAATACAAGACCAAAGTTGGATTAGTGAAGGATTAAATATGGACAAAAAGAAATAGAACCAGTGTAGATGGCTTTATTTTTTTTAACGTGTTATGCGTAGTTGGGGTTTGGTTTGAGTAGATGAAAGCAGAAAGAAAATAAGAGAAAGACCAAGGGAGATAAACCATTTTTGCAAACATAGAAAGTCAACAAAATAAACTACAACTGTAAGCGTATAACCAAATTGCGAATTTAATAAACTAAAATATTCTATAAATGACTGAACAAAGTTTTAATAATTTAAGCGGTGGAAAATTAGGCGATAGCCTAAAACACGGTTCTTTATTTTCTGGAATAGGTGGTTTTGATTTAGCTGCCGAATGGATGGGTTGGGATAATATGTTTCATTGTGAATGGAATGAATTTGGGCAGGAAATACTCAAACACTATTGGCCATATGCAGAAACATTTAATGATATAACAAAAACAAATTTTAAAAAATATGCAAACAGGATTGATATTCTCACAGGCGGATTCCCCTGCCAACCATACAGCCAAGCAGGAAAAAGACTTGGAAAAGAAGATGACAGACATCTCTGGCCAGAGATGCTTAGAGCAATACAAGAAATTTCCCCAAGCTACGTTGTGGGGGAAAACGTTCTTGGAATTGTTAATTGGAACAGGGGATTGGTTTTCGACGAGGTGCAAGCTGATTTGGAGGCTAAAGGGTACGAAGTACAACCGGTTGTACTTCCAGCTTGTTCCGTTGGAGCTTTACACAGAAGAGATAGGACTTGGTTTATTGCCTACTCCAAACACAACAGGATTAGACGGTGGGAGCAACAGCAGGAAAGCGAACAAAAGAAGGATACAACTATTGCCAACGCCACTAACGAACGATTACAAGAGGGCTGTAATCAATTTAGACAAGAATACAAATTATTTATTAACGCACCAGCTGACTTTGCACGAAGTTCTACTGCACAACTCGATAAAACCAAACGAGGTGGTGGAAACATACCAAAAGATGATGGGGTTCCCGAAAGATTGGACAAAATTACCGTATCAAAATGGAAAAAAGAAAGTATAAAAGCATATGGAAACGCAATTGTACCACAGGTTGCTTTTGAGATATTTAAAGCAATAAAAGGGTGGGAAAAAATTATTAAAACGGATTTAGAAGCGCAAACATTATATGAAACTGGAACATAGCATTTTGGTTATGCGAAGTTATGGTTAGTGGCATAAGCGGAATTGATAAAAGATATATTGCTAATCATTGCCATTAACCATAACTGTAAGTGTATATGATTAGCGGTTAAAAAATTTAGGAGAACGCAAACTGCGTAGCAGAATAGGATTATTAATTAAAAAATAAATATAATGGAGGATTGTAAACACGTAAGAAATAAAATTGCAGAAGTTTTATTTGATAAATATGGTAAAAAAGTAGCTGTTTTAATTTGCTGCTTAAAATGTGGTTATGAAGTAAAACTTAAGGGTTAAATTTAAAATTTAAAAATATAATAAATGAGAGCATATAAAAAAGAATTAGAAGTAATAGCAAATGATATATTAAATCAAAATGCAGAAGCAAAAGGAAATGAAAATAAGCCTAATTATAGCAATCGGGACTTTATGAACACGCTACTTATATTCCAAACCGCGTTAATGGATAAGATGTATGATAATCAAGATTATGATAAAATGGATTTTGATAACCGAAGTAAAATGGCTACTAAATGCGGATTAGATTTACGTAAATTAATACATACATATACAGGATTAGATACTTATAAAATTGAGGATTTTTTATAATGAGAATAAAAAAAAGCGCAAAGGCAAAATTTTTAACCGTTAATTATATGCAAAGTTATGGTTAGTGGCATAAGCGGAATTGATAAAAGATATATTGCTAATCATTGCCATTAACCATAACGTTTCGGTATATGAAACGGCTTGTAGATAAGCACATATTTCCAAAATGGAAACAACTTAACAAACAAACAATAACCACCGATTAAGCACGGACTAAAAGCTGTTTTATATACAGTGTTAACTGCTGTGCGGATTAATAATAAAAATATATAGATATGAAAATACTTTGGTTAGATGACTTACGCAACCCTTATATTGATTTAGAGGGGCGAGTTCCAAAAGAAAAAGGAATAGTAGAATGGGTTTTGAACTATGAACAATTTACACAGTGGATTGAAAAGTTTGGACTACCTAAAATTATTTCTTTTGACCACGATTTAGCGGATGAACATTATACACCAGAAGAATATTGGCATGATTATCAAGTTAGTAAAGACTACCAAGACGCTCAAACTTATCAAGAGAAAACAGGTATGGACTGTGCTAAATGGCTTGTAGATTATTGCATGGACAACAAGGTTAAACTACCTAAATTCTATGTTCATTCTGCTAATCCAGTGGGGGCTGACAATATAAGGGGCTTATTAAACAACTACCTAAAGCATTGCAGTTAACTGTAAG